TCATTGCCCATTTGAGAACACATATTGCCTGAAGAGTCTTACCTAATCCCTGCTCATCAGCAATCAATACCTTAAAGGCATTACGAATGGCAAACTTAATGCCTTCAATCTGAAACGGATAGGGAGTATCGCCAGTCTTTAGATTAGTAAAGGCATACTCTGATTCTATCTTTGGTATTGATAGGATTTCTTCAGTAATCTCCTTTGCTATTTCTTGCACTTGCTCTGGCAGTATGTCTGTTGATACTGGCGTTGGTTTACCAGCCATATGCTTACAGGCCAGCCGGACCAACTTCTTTCCAACCTCACCAACTATTGCTTGCTCTGTATTACAGAAGGGACACAGCATCCCTACTCTCCTTTCTCACGCTTCTCTTTAGCTAGCCTTAGCTTCTCTTTAATAGCTTCTGCTTTGGCTTTCATTTCATCTTCACTAGGTTTTGCTATCGCAGGCTTGGGAGACAGGCCGGCAACCATTTCATCTAGTGCATCATTAAGAGTTTGTTTCTTGTTAGGTAAGTCTGGTGTAACATACCCTATTGGGTTTCCACCAACCTTAACTCTAGCTGCTTGTCTTAGCTCGGCGATGTCTAGATTCAGTAAGCTACCCAACAAGTCTTGTTTGGGTTTCTTCTCTTTCTTCCGTGGCTCACCATCCCAATTAGGTTTAATGTTTGGGTCAGTGATTAGCTTATCTCTGTCTTCCTTTAACCACGGTGGAATACCATGCCTACCTCTTAGCTTATCCCATCGTTGGGAAAGCATGGCTCCTTCCCTTTTGCAATAGAATTCGATGTAGTATATCTCTTTGATTCGATTCTCTACATCTTCCTTAGTCATTGCTTCTATTGCTAAGGTCTTATCTTCAAACCACTTGACGTATAGTTCTTTGTCAATATCGTATTCGCCCACTTGTTCCCCTTTCTTTTTGGTATTTAAGCTATACCAAAAGTCTCTACACTTACTATCACAGAAGACATAGTATTTGTCTCCGGTTAGTTGGTTGCAGAAGTTACAGTATCCTGATTGTTTAATCACATAAGTAATAACCTCTATACTGTCCATAAGTAAGGACTAAAACTTATGAACAGTAACAAGCTACTATTTATTCTTTCTATTTATTTAAGGCGCGAAGCGCCCTCTCGATACTCAATATCCAAACCGGCCCATTCAAGAATAATCTGTTCAATTACCCATGAACAGGAAGTCTTTTCTTTCCTAGCAATCCTTTGAATTGCTTTCTTTAGTTCTTCCGGCAGCCGGCTGGAATTACTTAGCCTTATATCTTTACTTACTAACCTTGGAGAGTATTTCATATTACTCCTCTACTATTCTTTTCGGCGGGCACCGCCCTACTCCTCAAAAGGCAGGTTCATATTAGGCACTGGCTTCATTAACTCTTTGATGTCAAACCCAATCACATCAAATATGTCATACTCATAGTCACTACCTCTGTCTCTGATAATGAACTTACCATTCTCAAAGATGAACCGACTAACGTTATGGAAGTCTACTGTGCTTCCACTTCGGAATCTAACTTCGATTCGTTTAATGAGAAGTTTGTTTGGCATTCCGTTTCCATACCTCTCTACTAACAGGAGATTGTTTGTCTGTTCTATCGAGTGTAATGACATCACATTCTCTAGGAATGGGACGCATTATTAAGTGCATTTCTTTTACGTTACGAATCCTACGGGCCGGTATTACTTCTTCTAAATCATCCGGCCGGTTTGGACCGTATGAGTATTTCCAATAGGTCAGCCGGTATGCCATTAGTTACTCTCCACACTAAGAATATCTTTCAATTCATAGTGATGATTAGCACCATGCCTATTCCTAGTCCAAAAGATTAATGTGTTGTCTAGGAGTTTGCTAATAGTTACTACGTTTTCATACTTAGTAACTATGTCTGGGTCTTGTTTCATTACTATGTAAAGAGTCATGCCTTTTGCCTTTCTACAAGTAAGACAATCACAATCACAATGCTGCGGTTCTAGACAAGCATTACAATTAAATAAGGAATTTCTTTTCACAGCTTCCTACCTTTCATCTCTGCCTCTATCAAATCCAATGCCAGTTCTAATTCCAGATTGCTATTGTTGTAGGTATTTGACCATGCTATGAGATATTGCTTGGCAATCTCTAGTTCTTCGTCAGTTACATTGGCATTGAATGTAACCATGTAATGGTTGGCTACTGCTATCTTACAAAAGGCATCGGCAATATCTTTGGCTCTGGCTCTGGTTTGTTCTTGTGAGTCTATCATATTGTCCTTTTCTTAGGACTGGCCGGTAGTTAGTGAACTGTTTCCTTATTCAGTGCATCAATGTAATCCGATGCACATTTCTCTGAACAGAATATTTCACTTTCACAGATTGCTTTAACAACAATCTCTTTCTTGCACCAATCGCAGAGTCTTACTAGCTCAACCCAGTTCTCTCTTGTAATCTTTTCTTTCTTCATTTTCTCTTCCTTTCTTTGGTTGCCCGCTCTACCGTTCCCAATTGCCCTGCATCCTTTTCATTTGCTCTTCGGGCACTTTATGGATGCTCTTTCTTACTGGCCCGGTCATTGTTACTTCTGTTACTTGGTAGTAGTTAGCTTCTGCCAAGTCCAAGTAATCTTTCATTTCCCAACGCTTAACGAAGGTGTTAGCTACTGCAATGGTTTGAATTCCGGCTATCATTGCATACTTAACCTTATCCTTACACCAAGCATGAGCCTCTGCCAGTTTCTCTTTCTCATACTGATATGTTCCATCTTTCTCGAAGAACATGTCAGCTTCATAGACAGTTCCTGCAATCTTATTGGCAAAGGTAGATTTACCTGAACCTGGCAATCCACGAATCAAATAGAGTTGCTTCACTTCTTCTCCTCTACCGGCTCAAAAAGACAATCATTACAAGCACTACGGTATTCGATTCCTTCTCTGTAAGTGTAGAGCTTGTCTGCTTCTTTTTGGCAGAGTGGACAAAGATATTTCTTCTCTTTCTTCTCTTTCTTCTTTTCTTCCATTGTTCTCTCCCTTCCCTAAATCATCCCTGGATAACTTAGGGAAAGGAGTAACCTTTCCCATTACTTATCAATACCTAACAAATCTCCTCTTGACTCTCTCCCAATCGATGAAGAGCAACCGCATAGTTCCAAACGAATTTCCTACTTGCCTTTGGAACACTATGCAATCCATTGGTTTGCAAGAGAAGAGTCTGAACCTCATGCTTGAAGTTAGCATCCTTCACCAACTGAATCTGAATGTCATTGTATGACATCACAGTGATGATTGTTGAATCATCATACTGTTGGAGAGTCAGATTCTCATCTTCAGAGAATCCCAATGAGTCAAGAAATCCTCTGACTTTGAGAGAATCAGTGACGAAGTAATCCCAATCGGAACCGGGATGGTATCCGCCAAAGAATCTGGAACCAGTCAGATAGAAACTAAACTCTGACTTCTCCAGCTTGCCAATGATGGAAGTGTCATGCCTCTGATTCACAATCATACTAACCTCCTACTGGTTAAAGAAAGGTGGAAGGTTTAAGGAGTGCCTACAACCAATCCAAACCAAACCTATTATCGTGTTAACCGTGGATTAAGTCAGTTAACCTCTCTGGTAATAGGCCAGCCGAGTTTTACCTCGCTGTAGCGTAAGTTAATCCCGCTTCTTAATGGGTTTGGAATCCATCAGATTAAGGTATCTTGCATTAGCCTTCCGACCTAACTTACCTACATTCTCTTAGTGGAACTAATCCCACTCCTTAAATCTTCCTTGAAAGACTTAAGGAAGGGGATTGAATCCCTTCCTATTACTTTACCATTCCTCTGGCTCAATCGGTTCATCCACATCTTCCTGAGTGTAGTACTCAAGGATTACTGGATTGTAAGTTGCCATCTTTCTTTCATGGCATTTGCTACAAGTTCGGCAGAGATAGATTCCTCTACCATCATACTGAACTTCGGAATCTTCTCCACTTCCACAGTGGCATTTCATTACTCTGTCGAACATACTAATTTCCCTCCCACGTTTCTAGTGCAAAACAGAAACAAACGAATAGTAAGATTGCTAGACCTATCTTTTCACCACAACTCAATGACCTTTACTCCTTTCTAAACCTATAAGTTAGTGTAATTCGCTAGATTTTCGTGTGTAGATTCTGGTATTCGTCGGGTAGTACTCAGCATAGCCTCTGGTATGCCTCTGGTATGCCTCTGGTAAGTTTTCCAGCCTACCATGCCGGCTAACCTGCGGTAGTGCCTACACTTAGCGTCTTACCGTGCCTTACCAGGGTAGTCTACCATACCTTGAATCTAGGGTCAATGTGTCCTCTTAGGGTGACAGTGGTTTGGGGTGTTTTGTATTGCTTTAGTTGTTTGTCTTTCTTTATATATATTTTTTTTATTATATATAAAGAAGAACCACCCACCACCCACTGACCTCAAAAGGAGACACCATACTACTCTAAAAACTAGGCTAGAGAGAGGTATGGGTAGGGCAAAACTGCGATTTTCCTAGGGATTTTGCAGAAAACCCCTGTTTTGGCATACCGGAAGGATACCGGAAGAATACCGGAGTGTTACCTGAGAGTATCCAGAGACTTAGCAGAATTGACCTTCGCTTTTAGGCGAATCACACTAACTTAAGACTTCTGAATTACTTACTCAGCCAATTGTGTGCTTTACTGGTAGCCTGAAAGACTGTTAAGAACTAGAAGGAGAGCTTGTGAGCGTCCATGAGATTCCGAAGCTGATTGACAAGACCGTAATACTTGTCATCCAATTCGGAATAGTTCTTCTTGAGTTCTTCGTGATGCTTCTTGAGAAGTTCATTGTCTGGATTGGTTCCCAGAGCAATGATTGACTCCACAAGATTCTTTGCCGCAAACAAACCAATGTCGGCGGTAGCAACAGTAACACCCATTCTCTCTTCCAATCGAACTGGAAGGGAACGAATGATTTTGATTGCATCGATTTTACTCTTTGCAATCATGGAATTAGCAAATTCGTGGTCCATAGTAACCTTTCTGTCTCTCTTAAACGCGGGAACCGCGTAGGCTACCAATGAAGCACACAATTGTTTGTTTGTGGATTTGATAAGTGGGCCGAAATGAGTTACTTCTTGTCTTTCCAGAAGTCTTTCTGGTTGTCCAGTGACTTCTGAAGTTCGCAGGCTTTGCAAACGTGACAATCTCGCTTTGTGAAACGAGCGGTCATTCCGTCTGCATTGCCAACGTGTTCGGCACAATAGTAAGTGCCGTCCCAATCGAGCCAGCCAACGATAACGTCGTAGTCAGGCATTAGGATTGTTCTTCCTTGAATACAGAGAACGATTCGATGTCATTGACTTTGACATACTCAGGAAGTCTCTTGTCACCCTCGAAATAGATAATCAATTCGGGATGATAGATGTTGTCGGAAGGGTGTGGATAAGTGCTTACACCACGAATCCCAGTGATTTGGCTTTGTGAGCCATTCTTGAAGTTCAAATGGAGAACCATACAGAACAGACCTTTCTGGCCCACCAACCAAATCCACGAACAAAGGTCTATTTGATAAGGCCGGTATTACAGTTCGTTTAACCCTCACTCTGTAAATCACCTTATGGGCAGAGTATTTGTTCTTGTTTAAGGAACGGCACCTTATCAGGTATTACCCTTGTAGAGTTCTTAAGTGGCTCTGGAGCAAGGTTAACGAATCCTAATGATTCGGCCTTCGTGAGAGTAGAGCACTATCGAATTGAATCGGCGGGAACCGCCTACCAAACGACTGGCTCTTCGTAGACTTCCACTTCGACGCCAGCGCCCTGGCTCTTCAAAAGAGAATTCAAATCTCTCTGAATCCGATTGTGGAAGTTCTGTGTTCTCTTGAGCATGTCTGCCATTCGGATTGCATCCTGAAAGGAAAGACCAGACATGTCCATTGCCATGAGAGAACCCCAATTGTCCGTTCTGAGGTTCTGAGCGAAGTCAAGGAACTTGATTGCTTTTGGGTCCATAGTAACTCCTGTTTGCATGAAAGCCCACAGAGCCACTAAAGAACCCTACAAAGGTTCTACCTAGACCAGAGATTGTGGATTTGATAAGTGGGCTGATTAAGTTAGTCAATCCTTGTGATACTGCAATACTCACTACAATCTGCAATGGTATTGAGTTCGTGAAAGAATCGTGCCCTACGAATGGAATCAACATAGTCTGAGATAATCTCATCCTGTCTGTTGATTGCAGTAGTAAGCATCCATTCCTTTAGTTCGCTAAAGGTGAATACTCCCTGTTCAACGCGATAGCGCCAAACTCTGTAGTGTCTCATTGGAATCTCCAATCTAGCCCACTAACCAAACCCACAATCTCTCTTCTTGGAATTGTAAGCTCTATAAAGCCTATCGGGAGTGAGTAGTGCTACGTGGTTGGAACGACGGCTGGCGGAGTGTTGAGCATTGTCTCCAAAGGAATCGCTTCCAATTCCTTCTTGGGAAGAAGAACAATCTTCCAAACGCCAGCATCCTTGCGCTTCTGGACGTATTCACGGCGGGAGACTGCGAAGTCTTCGGGACCAAGAACAAGAACTCCACACTTCTTTTGGAATTCCTGAGTCTGAGCCCAAAGGTTTGCAACCTCTTTGGCTTCGAGTTCTGTCTCTGCCAAGTCCTGAGACATAATCCACTCGGCAAGTTCTGTCGTAGCAATTGACTCGCGGATTGACTTGGTTGAGAGATACTCATTGATGCCGTTGAAACAGGACTCAACGAGTGCTCGATTGGTGAACTTGCCGGAAGACTCGATGAACTCCACCAATTCAGACAATTGCTTGTCCTTGATTGGCGAGTTATCAAAATCCGTTGCGATGCCGGTTTCCTTGTCGATGATTGGGATGGCAAGAGTTTCAATGATGCTGACTCCCTTGCCCTTTCCCTTTCTCGGAACCTTGCAAGTGTAGAACTTGAGTTCTGACATTGTGTGCTCCTAGCTTACTGGGTTGAATGGTTCCTTTGTGTGATTACGCGGGAACCGCGCCCGATAAGCTTTACAGAGCCTACAATTCCAAGGCTTAGGATTGTGTATCTCTTAAGTGGGCCGGAAGGTAGATACTAGCTTGCTACTCCGTTGACGACCTTGACAACCCAAACTTTCATTTGAGACTTGTCACGAACCTGAAAACTTCCATTGGCAAGGTCACGAACTGAGCAGTAACCAGAGCCGTTGAAAGTGTTCATTGTGAAATCTTTACCTGCATTTAGGTCAATGAGAACAGAGGCGCGATTCTTGTAATCACGACCATATGCAGGAGTAAGTGTTCCGCCGGTAAGCTTTTCTGACATTTGGTTTTCCAATCTGGCCCACCAAAGCGATACACAATCCTTTTGACTCCCTGCTAGTGCAGTCTCTCTACTCGGGTTTAGAGCGTTTCACTTTTCACTCTAGGCTTGACCCGGCTTTGCTTGCTTTTGGCAGGAAGCATTATTTAGTTCTGGCGGGTGCATTCGAGCCTTGTATTTATCTCGGCTCTCCAGGCCTAGGACATAGCGGCAAAGATATTGCAAACATGCCGATAACCTAAACCCGTAGCACACAGGTCATGTCTCGTATGACCTTAGCTAACGTGTTACCCGTGACCGACAGTAGCATTGCGCTACCGTGTTACCCGACCGTATGATGTATGACCGATACACTAGCTTAGACTCCGCTTGTGGCGTTTGGTTCCAATGACCTTTTGCGTGGCGAAACCGAACCCCAACAATCAACCACCCCCCACACCCCGATTTACTTTCGTTTCCTTTGGCTTCGCCAAAGGGAAAGGTAGATCCTGAGAGTCTCTGTCACAAAATAAAACAACCATAATACTAAAAAGGATTGTTAGTTAAATACAAAAAATAAAAAAATTAAAAAGTTTAGGACATCCCAAAATGTGGACAAATCCTGGACATTGAAAACCTGCAAATTTCCTAGGAAAAGGGGTCTTGCACCGAAGTACATAATGTGGTACAGTGGACCCGACCCAAGAGTACAATCATGTATATTACTAAAGAGGAATTAGATGCTCGATTAAAGAAAACCGAATTACACATTGAACAACGTACTAGAAAATCAAGATCAAAAGAAGAACGATTAACACAAGACGAACGTACATTAATTGGAATCTTAGACTCAGTAGATACCCAAAAGAATATAGCTGATCTAATGGGAGTGTCACAGACGACAGTCTCTAACAACTCCCGAGGCTTAGTCGGTGTCTCTACTGGAGTAGATAAAGAATTAAGAGAACGAGTTGAAGCAGGAAAAACTGAAATTGCAGAAGAAAGATTAGAGCACGAAAAGAAGATTCAAGACCAGCTCATCACAAATTTAGCTGCTGCTCTGGGCCACGTAGCCAATAATATGAGTGGCACTGATGCTAGCGCAGCTAGCAGGATTGCCGTTGATATGTCTAAGATTCTTGATAGAGTGTCCTCCCCGGGCCGCGAATCAAAAGGCAATCGAACGGCAATTATCATTAATGTTCCTTCAATGAAGGAAGAGAAGCATTATCAAACGATTGACGTGTAATTAACTAAGGTGGCCAATGTGTAAAAGGTTCTCTCTGTTCTTTCTATGTTTCTTTCTAATAGCTGGCTGTGGTGATACTAATGTAATCTATCCACCTTTAGGTCCAAGTAACTATACTCCAACTAATCCAACTACTCCTATTCCAACGCCAGTATCAACATCTAAGATAGAATTCCGAGTAGTAGGTAATGCTTCCGGAGTAACGGTAAGACATTCAGATAGTATAAACGGATTGATGCAAGTAACAACGACTCTTCCATATTTGATGACATATTCTACTAACCAATCATCCATTTTCCTTAGTATAGAAGCTACTCCTCATTCATATAACTTTAGTGTAACTAGTCCTTTCATGGTAGTTCAGATCTTTGTAAACGGTTTACTATTCAGAGAAGCATCATCTAATACATTCCTTCTTTCTACTCTAACAGTGAGCGGAACATGGCGACAATAGGTGATTGGGAAGTTACAATAATTAAAGAAGAAACAGAACAAATCCAGCCGGGTAATCCTGAAGCGGGAATTCAGAGAACTGTTAGTTATAATTTTAAGTATATTCCTCTAAACAGTAATATTCCTAGAATGATTACTTTTGTTAGATTTCATGCAGAAGATAAGGTTTTAGAGTTCTTAGTGGATCTTGTGGTAAGAATGAAGACTGGATTGATAGATAGAACTCTTTCCTCAACCTGAGTTATAAATTATGATTACTAAACTAATCGGCCAGCCGGGTACTTATCGTGGAATTAATACCGACTATGTTACAGGTGGTCCTGGCCAGAATGTAGGAATAGGACAATCACCAGAAGAATCTGGAGATAGAATCTGGGTTCTTGATGCTATTCAGTATTCCTATAGAGGGGCTAGTGGAGTAACTACTGTTGTTGGTGGCCTAACTATCATGTTAGACGACAAAGTAAAGTTTGATGTTGATATTACAAACCTTTCCGGCCAGTTTGATTTGTACATTCCAAGTCAAACAGATAAGACTTTGACTGTAACTCTTAGGTCTGGTGGTAATGGAGTTATTGGGAAATTGAATTGCCAGTGGCACCTCGAGCCGGCTCAGTAATCAAACCTCGAACTAACAGGAGACTAACAATGGCAGAACTTGCTAAAGCTGAACACGGGAAAGACTACAAAGAAGCTGTTAAAGATTCTAAAGCCAGTAAGGATGTAGTTGCAAGAACCACTACTCCAAGAAGTCTAGACCTTGCTCCACAATTCAACGCACTTACGGGAAACGTAGAATACGTTAATCCTCTAACTGGTGAAGTTACTGTATACCAGGAAGTAGCTAATACCCACTCTACTACTCCTGCTTCTGAACGAATGCTTGCTACTCCAGAAGATACACTTCAGCGTTTACTTACTCGTAGGTTAGCTGAAGTTCTAAGGCAGCATGGTGGAAGTGAATCATCTATTGCATTAGATCATGAGTATTGGCACCTTAAGGGATTAGTAGTTCCGCCTGTCGTAGTTGTAGACTGAGCTAGTTTGGATTGGATTAGTCTGAGTTAATCTGAACTAGTCTATCCGCTCTGTCTCTTCGGGGGCCGGCCGGGCTTTGGGCACTAAAGGTGATTGGGGCAACACCGACAGCCAGCCCGGTGATGACTAAGCAGTAAAGCGACGGGCCAACACTGGATGTAGTGTGAGCCGGGTCAAGCGGCCCCCGAGGTGACGGATCTCATCCACGCCACCTTTCGCCAGCCCGCTCTTGGTTTAATATGGCTAAACGAAAACAAAGGAGTCCATATAAAGAAACAAAGAAGGATATAGTTCTACCAAAAGAAGATCCACTTAAAGGTTTACAAGAGAGATCAGACAAAGCAGATAGATTATTAATTAGTAGAATGATAGAGCCAGAAGAGAGGATTCTAAACTTACAGTTTGGTAAGGATGAAGAAGGTAAGAATATGAGTGCAAACGTGGAGTTGCCTCATTCTCCATACCCGTTTAAACATCCGGCCACCCAAACAAAAGAAGTTGATGATTCAGTTAGAAGACTTAGACGAGACTTTCCAGGTGCAGGAACTGCAACATTCAGTAACTTTGTAACTAATCCAAATATGAGGGATGCGTTACGATTTGCTAAGGATGATGAAACTAGAGATAGGATGTTAAGAGGATTGCAAAGCACTACTGATACTGGATTATGGGGAACAGCCTATCCGGGTGAAAGTTACGATGCAGGAGATGTATATATTAAGCCAGGTCTAAAAGGTTTAGATTTAGATAGAACTGTAATGCACGAATTAGGTCATAGAAACATTCCATCTTCTAGAGATGGGGTAGGCTACTGGGAATCAGATCCAACTAAACCAGGTCATAGAAGATATGTTCCAGCTCAAGTAGATGCAGATGAGGCATATAATAGATTGTATGGGGGTCCAATAGAACATATGAATCGACCAAAGATAAGAATGTCTACGCCGGCTCTTAAGAAGAAACGGTAATGTTAACAAACAGAATAGAAGTTCAATCAGTAGTTGAACGGGAGTTTACTCCCACAAAGAAACAAAATGACTTTATCGCAATTCCTTGGTCTGTTAAGGAAGCATTGTACGGTGGTGCTGCTGGAGCCGGAAAGACAGAACTCATTATTTGGTTGCCTCTTATCTATCAGTTCCATGAACATCCTTTGTACAAGGGAATCATATTACGTCGTAATCTCAAACAATTAGAGACAGAATTAATATCCCGTTCTAAAGAAATATATCCATCATTAGGTGGAGTCTTCAATGACACAAAGAAAAAATGGACTTTCCCCTCAGGAGCGGTTCAATATTTTGGCGGAGCAGATAAAGAAGATGATATTAGAAAGTTCGACTCCGACCAGTATAATCTCATTTCTTATGACGAAGCAACCCACTTCACTGAATTTCAATATAGCTATCTCGTTATGTCACGGCTCCGTTCTAGATGTGCAGATCTTCCTGCCATTGCCAGAAGTGGAACAAATCCTGGGAACGTTGGGCACGCATACTTTAAGAAACGATTTGTAAAGCCTTGGAAAGAAGGATATAAACTCCTTATCGATTCTATTACTGGACTAAAACGTATTTTTATTCCGGCAAGAATTCAAGATAATCCAACGCTATTAGCAAACAATCCAGAGTACATCCAGCAGTTGATGTCTCTGAGTGAAGCGGAAAAGAAAGCTAAGCTCTACGGTGATTGGGATACATATGAAGGACAGGTCTTTAACGAATTCAGACTCGAACCCTTGTCAGACGAACCTGACAATGCGCGTCACGTTATTGAGCCATTTTCAATTCCATCTTGGTGGCCAAGATTCATCGCCATTGATTGGGGATACGCTGCATACACAGTCATCTATTGGGCAGCACTCTCACCAAACGGAAGAGTCTTCGTCTACAGAGAATATGCTTTCAAAGGCAAAAAAGTTGTTGATTATCTCACAGATCTCATAAACTTAACCCAACCAGAAGAAAGAGAGATTTTAGCAAAGGTTAAGATTTGTCATTCAGCTGACCAGAACAAAGGTGAACCATCAACTATATATGATCAACTCCAGAAGTCTTTACGTAAAGCGGAATTCAAATGTGGAATTGAACTTGGAGAAAGAAATAGAATCAATGGTAAACTGGCTTTACATGAATACCTCCGATGGCAGCCTAAGGATTCAGTGGCTAAAATATATGGAGGAGATTTCGACAAAGAGTATGCAGACAAAGTATTCAGACTTTACGGTCAAACAGCATATGTAGAATATGTAAAACTATTCGAGAAAGAGAAAGACGAAAAGAATTTACCTAAGCTTCAGATATTTGATACCTGTCCCATGTTAGTAGAAACGATTCCGGCTTGCGTATATGCTGACTCTCCAGAAGAAGGAAAGAAAGCTGAGGACGTAAAGGAGTTTGACGGTGACGACCCTTACGACTGTATACGAATCCTCCTCACCGGAATCAGAGAATACCAAGTTCAAAATGCCAAGCAATTTGAGCATGATGCAAAGACTCAAGAGGCTATTAACCAATTGGCTGTTGGCGATCAAACGTCTTTTTACCGTAAGATGGAGTTCCTCGAAGCCAAGAAAGAGCAACGATCAGGAACTACTTTCCGTCGTCGCGGCTTTAGAAGGTACCATTAGAAGTAAAGATGAGTTCATTGTTTATTTGCAAGATGAAGTAGCAGAACTCAAAGCTCTTTTACGTGACGAGAAACCGGAACGTATTAGAAAAGAAGTTGAGTTCAAAGGTGCTAGAGGTTATAGGTCAGTCTACTCAAAAGTTAGGGAACAAGCACTAGCTAACAAGGTAAAACATTCGGCAGTAGAGATTGAAGTAGAATGATACCTGGCGGCACTGAAACTCCTGAACTTCCACAAGAAGATCAAGAGAAACCGAAGCAAATAACAGCAGTACCAGAGGAGTGGAAAGCTCTTCTTACTACTCTTCTTTCTAGGTGTGTCCTTGAAGATGAGGCTGTTCACTATGCCTGGGTTAGAAAGGCTAAGAGATTAGAATTATATTTCAATAATATTGTTACTCTCTTTTGGGACAATCTTCAAAACGATTGGTCCATCCCTAATTGGGATGAAAAAGAATCAGAAGGTGTCCCGCCACGTATCATTAATATCTACCGGCCCCACGGCGAAAGCATCATAGCCGCACTATCGGTCGGAGTGCCGGCAGTTTTATTTTTCCCAGACGATGCAGACAATCCAGATGATATAGAAAAGGCGGAGAGCTACAGCTCACTTGCTAAGATTATCCAAAAACATAATAAAGCAAAGTTACTATATATCAAAATACTTTCCATTCTTTTTAACCAGGGTACTCCTTTTGTTTACTCATACAGCAAAAAGGACCGCAAGTTTGGTTTTTATCAAGTAGAAGAAGTTAGCCTTCAAGACCAAACCAGCCATACTCACGACTGTCCAGTTTGCGGTAATCCTTTTGGTGAAGGTGGTCAAGAAGGAGTCTCTCTTCTCTGCCCTTCCTGCCAACAACAGATTACTACCGAAGTAACTCCACAAACCATTCAAGTTCCTGTTCCTATTCAGGTAAATAAGGAAAAATCCCGTGTCATTATTGACCCATTTGGAGTCCTTAATGTCAAAGTTCCTTACCATGCTCGTACTCAGGAGCATTGTGGTTATCTCATTCTTAAATTTGATCAGTCTATTGCTTCTCTTAGGTCTATTTTTTGCGTAGAAGGGCCTAATGGGGAAGAGCCACTTATTGATAATATTGAGTCTTCTACTGCCGACATCTCTGTTGATTCTACTATTAGATACCCTTCTGTTTTTCTTAACAACCAGCCACAAAATACTGCAATAGTTCAGTGTGTTTGGTACCGGCCTTGGCAATTAGAGCTAGTAACAGGCAAAGGTGACTCTACAAATAGGGATATTGTTGACCAAATCAATAAAAAATATCCAGAAGGTACATACGTAATCTATGTAAATGGTGATCCGGTTGAAATCAATGGTGAAGACATGGACGCCCATTGGACAATCGGTCTAGATCCTAGAAGTAGTTCATTACATGCTGAACCTTTGGGAACAAACCTTGCAATGATTCAGGATATTAATGCAGAGATTGATGAACTTGAACTTCAGACGATGGAACATGGAATCGCTGAGTTATTTATTGCGTCGGACGCTATTGATTTCCAGAAGTATGGTAATCAGCAAGCTAAACCGGGTAACATTACCCAAGCATTCAAAGAACCTGGAAGAAACATTGCAGAAAACTTCTTTGAAACTCGTACTGCTCAGCTTTCCCCTGAAATTGTTGGGCTTACTGCTAAATATCGTAATCTTGCTGAGTTTGTTACTGGCGACTTTCCTACTGTTTATGGCGGCTCCGTTCCTGGAACTAGCACAGCGACGGAGTATACAAAAAGCCAGAATCAAGCGTTACAAAGACTGGGAACGGTCTCAGCAATAGCCTCTTTCTTATGGGCAGACATTATTCATAAGGCAGTTTTAGAGTATGCGAGTATTTTAGAGTATGATGAGAAGCTTGTAGATAAAACTTCCACTGGATTTGAAACAACTAAAGTAGATCATATGTCTCTTAATCGTGGGGAAGTTGGTAATTGTGAACCAGAATTCTCTGAACTCTTACCAATCTCACCCATGCAGATCAAAGATACTATTATGGGTCTAATGGAGTCGAAAGATCCGATGGTAATGGCAATGCTTACCCATCCTCAGAATAATGAACTGGTAAAGAAAGCACTCTCTATTCCTGAACTCTACATTCCTGGAATTAATGCTAGGACTAAACAGTATCGGGAAATTTCTCTTCTCCAGCAACAGCAACCAGTACCTTCTCCCAATTCTCCATTAGGATTAGAGTCTTCAATTGCTCCAGAAGAGTATGAAGATCATTCTGTTGAGATGGAAGTTTGTGTTGTTTGGTTAGCCGGCTCTAAAGGTCAGAAAGCCAAGGCAGAAAATCCGGCCGGCTACCAGAATGTTATGCTTCATTGGAAGGCTCATCAAATGATGCAGATGATGAGAACAGAAGTTCCTAATGAAAATCCTCCAGGTCAAGAACCTGATACTGCTTCAACACGTATTCCTTAAAGTAGGTGGCTAATGTTCATTCCCAAAGTATTCTATTCTCCTGATACTCCGGCTTCCCAAGCCCAAGCAACAGGCATTGGTTCGAGTGATAGAACTGATAGAGAAATTCTAAACCTGGAGACTGATGATGCCGTTTCCGATGAAGAAGTTCCCGGTGGAGATGGAGACGACGAAGAAGAACCCATTTCAGATGATGAAGAAACGGAAAAAGAAGTCGAAGATGAAGAAGACGAAGAAGATGCCGATGATGCTGAAGGGACTGGGGATGAAGATGAAGTATTAGATGATGAAGAGGATGTAGAAGAACTTGCCCTCTCTGATTTATCTAAAGCAGTAAAGAAAGCATCACCTGATCTCTTTAAGAAAGTTCCTGGTTTACGAGAGGCATTAGAAGAGCATAAACAGTTTGGTGCCGTCTTTGCAACACCAGAAGAAGCAAAACAGGCTGCACGTAACTCAGGTTTTCTTGCAGCAATGTATCAGGATATTGCTTCTGGTGATGTAGAAAGAACCGGAAACTTTCTTAAGGCACTTCAGAATACAAATAAAGATGCCTTTGAAGATTTCTCTCATACTATTCTAGATTCTATTGGTAAATTAAATCCCCAGCTTTACGGTGAAGTGATGTTGAAGCCTATGAAGAAGGCTTTAATGTCCATGTATCATGATGCATTACGAACCGGCAATAAGAATATGGCAGCCGTTGCCATCCATGCACATAACTATTGGTTCGATACTCAAGATATTAAAGCCCCATTAGAAGAGAGAAAGAGAGAAGCTAAGAGTAAAGAACAAGAAGCATGGGAGCGAGAGAAAGAAGAATTTGAGACTACTAAGTCCTATGAATTCAAAGGGGCTATTACTGAAGTAGTCAATCATTCAATGAAGCTTTCCATTACGAAAGAACTTGATGGCATTAAGCTTGACGATTACCAGAAACGAAATATCATCCGCGACATCTTTAGCGGAGTTGATGAGATTCTTGGAAGCGATAAGAGATACCTCGGTGGAATACAATCTCTTTTTGATCAGGCCAGGGGAAGCAAGTATTCACCTGACTGGAAATCTCGAATCGTTAAAGCATATTTGCAGCGTGCAAGACAAGCCTTACCAGGTGTGCGCAATAAAGTATTACGTGAAGCCGGAATCAAAGTGAAAGAACAACCAAAGTCTGAGTCACGCCGGATGGTGCCTGCTGGTCTGGGTGGCAATAGAAGTGAAGAAAATAAGATTGATTTCAGCAGAATTGATCGTTCCAGAACCACCGACATGGACATTTTAAACGGTACTCCTAAGTACCTGAAAAAGTAGGAGCACATCATGGCAGTAGGCGGAACGCAGCTTCTCTCTGTTGAAATGGAAAAGGTTCGTAAGAAGCTTTCCATGCTCTACGAGTTGGAGTCTGCTAAATTCTTTTCGACCGTAGAGAAGAAGGATACCGAAGTTATCTCTGAACGAGATATGCGGATTCCTCTCGCTATTGGTCCTGGCGGATACTTCGGGTATTACAATCCCGATGGTGGAGATTTAGGGATTGGTGACGGCCAGACTTACGACAAGGCCGTAATCAATACCGTAAACTTCAAGCACGCAATTCAGTGGAACACAAAGGCTCAGTGGGGAACGGATGACTCACGCAAGTCTGTCATTAACTTGTTCAAAGAGTTAATGGCAAAGGCAATGCCTGAGTTCCGTCGTCAAACTGAATCTCAGTGTATGACTGCCGGTAACGGAGTTCTTGGAACCGTTACTTCTCTTTCTACTACAACGGTTTCTAATGATACCTTAACCATGACGACTGATGGTTATGGTGTTAAGTTGCTTCGTAAGGGCCAGCGTATTCTGGTTTACGATTCAGCTCTTGCGGCAGCAAAGACTCCTACTCCTGTTAAGATCATCGGGTATGATTTAGTCAATAAGAGAATCATTCTCGAATCTACTGTTGCTGCGATTGCTCCTGGTGACGTGATTCTTCCAGAAGGATTAGCCGGTGCCAATCCGGTTGGACTCTTCGGAGTTCCTTATCACGTTCAGAACTCAACCGTTGGCAATTGGTTAGGACTTCCTCGTGCAACAACGCCAGAAGTTCAGGCCAATCGAGTTAATGCTGCTTCTGCTGCATTGGCTCCTGCATTTGCCCGTCGTGCTATTAATGCAATTGGAGATCGTCTTGGAATGGATAACAAGACTCCTCTTACTGCATGGATGCATCCGTGTCAGGTGCAGGCTTATGAAGCACTTGGTCAATTGGTTTCCATCATCAATAAGGAGGCCAGTGAACAAGGGCTTAACTTGTTCTTCTCTGAGAACATGAGGTTGGCCGGAGCACCAATCAAACCCAACTTTGTGTGGAATAAGACTCGAATTGATTTCTTAACCAACGATCATTGGGGTCGAGCGGAATTGCATCCGATTGACTACTACACGGTCGAAGGTAGAAAGATTTTTGAGATGCGTGGAGTTAGCGGTGGAGTTGCAACAAGTCAGATCTTCTACATTGTTGCATCGTGGAATCTCTTCTGCGATTGTCCGCCGGCCCAAGCGTATATTGATAACTTGTTAGTTCCCACAGGCTACTAACACGGTTATTCAATAACGGGAGAGTGGGGTCC